GGAGACTACACGGTCCAGGGGAACTCTCTAATGAAAGGGAACCTGACCAAGAGCTCTCAGATCCCCTTCTTCACTCCGGATGGGAAGCGCGGTCTTCGCGTGACTGAACGCGAGTACCTTGGCGATATCCGCTCCGGCCAAATCGTCGGAGGATCTACTGCCTTCACCAACACCTCTTACTCCATTAACCCTGGTCTGGCGTCGACGTTTCCTTGGCTCTCAGCCTTGGCCAATAACTTCGACCAATGGCAACCAAACGGCATCATCTTTGAGTTCCGCTCGACGTCATCGACGTTTAACGGAACCTCTCAGGCTCTTGGTACTGTCATCATGGCCACCGAGTATGACGTTGTTGACCCTCAATTCGCCACTAAGGTCGAAATGGAGAACTCCGACTACGCTATGTCGTGCGCGGCTTCTGAATCCTTGATTCATGCCGTTGAATGCACGCCAAAGGAACGTCAGAGACAGCTCTACTCGATCCGTAACGGTAATGTCCCTTCGAATGACATCCAGCGTAACTACGATCTCGGAAACTTCCAGATCGCTACGCAAGGAATGTCCGTTTCGGACGTTAACCTCGGTGAACTTTGGGTCTCTTATGACATCACCTTCTACAAGAAACAACTGTTTTCTTCACAAGGTAATCAGATCCTCTGGGCTACACTTGACAGTGGTGGCGCAGCCGTCTCAAACACGAGTTGGTTTGGAGGCCAGGCCTTTCAAGGCAACTTGTTTAAGGCTTACGGTCAAGGGGTGAATTCCGTAGTTATTGACTTCAATAAGTTGATCGTCGGTTCCACCTTCAGTATCTTTGTTCGAGCTTTCTCGACCTCTGGTACTCCGACCTCGCCTACCTTGGCCTATGTGAATTGCGTCAACGAAACATCGCAAATGACATACACCCAGGCTCCAACTGGCCCCCATAGCGTAATAATGTACTCCTTTCGGATTACCTCTGATGCTCCTGCTCAGATCGTATTATCCTCGACTGCATTCTATGCGACGACCCCTCTGAGTGCATTCCTTGAAATCTTCCAAACCAACCCAAATATGGATTAGAAGATGAATGCATTCCTCTGGTTTCTCCTCCTTTACCTGTTCTGGTTAAACAGGTGACTTTTGTACGATCTACAAGGCGTTCTCAGTCCGTTACCTCTAATGCGATTACTTCCCTTTTTGGGTTTATCAAACCACAAAGTGAGGATGTAAAGCGGCGACAATGTAACTTACGTGAGTTTCACGAGTTATACCGTCGCCTCAGTGCACCTCCACCTTGATTACAGCTTTTTGGCTACCTTTTACCTACTGGATGAGCAGCAGCTTGCGTCTCATCTGGCTCCGTCTGTAATAACGGAGTGGTTACAGGTTCCATCGTTCTCAACGACTGGTTTTTAGATCCTTACGATCGTCACCGGATAGCTTCCGGAACAAGTGATTTTTAATGTTGCGCGTGTAGTCCACTTTCTAACTACACCACGGGTGGCAACGATGGAACTTTTGTCCTTGATAATTCAAGGGTGATTTGCTTCCATCGGAACTCACACGAAATCTCAACCTCTTCTTCTTCGGCTTTTTGCTGACGGGGAATGTCACTTTCTCTTTAACCCCGGCGGTCGCTCCGCAAGTGGTGCATTTCTGCGCCCCTGATCCAACTCAGACCTACCACCGTGTAGGGTCAAAGCAAATTTTGTTTTGATACCGAG